TTAAATTTTATCCGCGTGGTGCATCAGCACAAATTTATCCCACAACTGTTCTTCTGTCTCGACATGCGCCGGATCTTTCACAATAGTATTGGGGATCGGGCACACCTTCTGGCAGGTTGGTGTCTCGTAGTGCCCTACGCATTCGGTACACTTATCGCTGTTAATCTCGTAGATATGATCTCCCATTGAAATCGCCTCATTCGGGCATTCGGGTTCACACATATCACAATTAATACAGCGTTTAGTAATTAGTAAAGACATTTCAATGGATTACCGTTAAATCATTTTAAAATCAGTAAGTTGTATCGAGTTTGTATGCTTTACTGTCATTAACTTACTGTATGTTGATCCAGTATATTTAACCTTGATAAACTCAGTCCAGCAACACAAAACCGCAACACATTGCATTTTGTCCCGTAGAAAAGACTTGTATGTGTGAGCTTGTTTTCTGCGCCTACGCAGATAAGGATTGAGAATGCCGCGCACTGTAACACATAATCCGGATAGCCCCAATAATGACGATGTTTTAGCCGCATCTGAAAAATGGGACGCCTGTAAACCCCCCTATACCAGCGCACACATGAAATCTGTGTTGCTGCCGCCAAAATCATCCTCGCTGCTTCCGGCGTGGCTCGCCGTTCCAAATACGAAAAAGAGAACTATCTCCGTATCGATTTCAGCAAAGCCGGTAAGGTTACATTTTACGCCGAGTTTCCAAAAAAGATGGGCCTCAAGGGTAAAAAGCTTGGCGAGTGGCCGGAGCTCGCTATCCAGCTGGCGCGCGAAAAAGCGCTAGGTATGGCTGACTGTGGCCTGCGGGCAGAGTCCGTACATGCAGCGCTGGAAATGTACCGGGATGACCTCAAAGCCAAAGTCGCCCGGCAGAAGCTGAGCCCGGACAGTTTCACAACCTACGGGGTGCGTATCGACCGGATTAAATCAACGTTCGGCGAGCGCGAGGTGTTCAGCGACGTAACATACAGTCGACTGGTGGAAGTGCTGGACGAGTGGATCGCCACTCGCTCGAACAATAACGCCCTGGAGTTGTTTGCCGAGCTCCGTCGGTTCTGGAAGTTCTGCGCACCTACTCTTTGCAACGGCCGCAATGTTGCCGCCAGTCTGCCAGATGATTATGTTTCCTCCCGCGTACAGAAACCTACCCCCACACGGCTTTTTACCGATATTGAATCAATCGCCCGACTCTGGCTCAATGTTGCTGCCTGCACCTCTGTACACCAGAAGAATGCTGTTCGCTTCATGATCATCACTGGTGTTCGCCCGATTAATGTCCATAACCTGCGCTGGGACTACGTTCACGAGGAGGCTGGTGAAATTGTTTATCCGGAAGGGGTTATCGGCATGCGAGGGGCTATGAAAACACAAAAGGCTTTCCGCCTGCCGATAACGCCTGAGATCCGGCGGATTATCGACGAGCAGAAAGCCTGGCGTGATTCAGTTCCTGAGTGCAACAGGGATTATGTATTTTTGCAGCCACGTGATCCAATGCAGCCATTTTCAAAACGATCACTGGATAAGCTGGTGAAAACATACAGCCCGGACGGGGCTGTAAAAGGAATAAAACATGATGGGACTGTTAAAGGGAAAGACGGTGCATTTAATACGATGTGCCGTAAATTCCTTAAGAGCAATGTTATTGCCTTGATGAAGGAAAGAGGCTATTCCCGCTCAGACCGAAGGGAAATCAGCCTCCTTTGCCTTCACCACTCCAGCAAGTCAGATGACCCGATGGCAGAACATTACGACTTTTCTGATGAGATTTTACAGGAAGAGATTGCGTTGAAGCGCGAAGCTTTCGAGGCTCACGAGCGGAGCATACTTGCGCAGGTGGCATTGCTACGGCGGCGAGGTTAATACCGGCTGCGACACTTTTGAATAAAAGCATCGACATTGCGGCGCTCATAACGAACTACTTTTGCACTGAAACGAATTGGTGCCAGGATAGCCCGATGACGATGCTTAATATTCCACTCACATAGCGTTTTCTGTGTAATACCTAACTTTTGGCATACTTCATCCGGGGTGAGTAAATCGTCGGGTTTCTCGCTCATGCTATACCTCTCTTTTTCATGGCATCGAGCAGGATGTCCTGCACTGTTCGTTTTGAGTTGCGCCGCTCCATCACCATTTCGTCCATAGTGTCGGCGGCGATAATGTGGTGAATGAACACCGGGCGGTTGTGTCCGGCCTGAATCTGCCGGGTTGGCCCGATGCGTTCAATAATTTGCTGATATTGCTCCAGGTCCCACCAGTGTGAGAAAAATACCAGTATATTTCCGCCGTCCTGCATGTTCAGACCGTGGCCCGCGCTGGCTGGGTGTGCAAAGAGAACAGGAATCTTTCCGGAATTCCAGTCACGTAGTGTCTGTGGATCCTGGTCGAGGTGACGACCGCGAGGAAATGCTTTAAGCAAGCGTTCAAGATCGTGTTTCCAGTGATAAGCAACCAGCACAGGTGCGCCAGCTGCTTCGGTCAATATGCTGTCCAGCGCCTGTAGTTTGGTGTCATGCAGTTCTGACCAACTTCCGGCGTCGTCTGTGTATACTGCGCCACTGGCGATTTGCAGACACTTCAGTGTCTTTGCCGCGGCGTTCGGTGCTTCGATGCCTTCGCCATTCAGCTCGAGGAACATTTCCTTTTCCATTTCACGATACTGCTGACGGGCCTTCGGCGGCATATCCACGCGGATTACGTTATGGATGGGGGCTTTGATATCGAACCAGTCGGCCGCATCCAGCGAGAGGGTCACATCGGCTAATGCTCGCTGTATTTCAGCCTGTGAGCGAGCAAACGGCTCCAGTTTGGTCCAGCTCTGCCCCGGAAACTGTATCGAGTTGAACCAGCGTGAGGTAAACGCGCCGTAAGTGCGCCCGAGACGTTGCCCCTGGTCCACAAACCACAATTGTCCCCACAAATCTACCAGGCCGTTCGGTGCTGGCGTACCGGTGAGATTTATCCAGCGCTGGACATACTTATGCGCCACTTTGCCCAGCGCCGCCGCGCGCTTACCACCACCTCGCAGCCGGAAGGATTTTAGCCGGGTGCTTTCATCTGGAATGACAGTACCGAACGGCCATCGTTCTCCCAATTCCTCAACCAGCCAGACAAGGTTATCGTAGTTGATGGTGAACACGCTCGCGTTGCTGTTCGCCAGCGCTGCAGAGCGCGCTTTGGCGTTACCAACAATCGGCTGCACCTCGATATTGCGCAGATGCCCCCATTTCAGCGCTTCATCCGGCCATGTGCTTGCTGCAACGCGTAGCGGCGCGAGGACCAGTGCGGGGCGTGTTTCTGCCCCTGCCATAAAGAGATCTTCCAGCGCAGTGAGCGTTGCCACGGTTTTACCCATTCCCATACCTGCCCAGATGTTGCAGCGGGAAATACCTATTTCGTGGTTGATAATTAGATCTTGGTAGGGGCGAGGCGTGAAAATTTGTCCCATAGTATTTTAGCCAGTAGGGCGCGGGGTAATCCCGCGCAATAATGTCAGATTAGATCGGTGTAGTAGGTGAAGTTGCCAAACTGCGGATGTGTCCAGCGCTTGCGGTTACCTTTCGGCGGTGTCGATTCGTTTAACAGCTTTTGAGCTGCTTGTTCGATCGCCGGAAGGTTAACGAGCAATCCCCGAACACCGGTGTCTGAACGTACCGGTATCCTGGCGAAGCCGATCAATTTCCGGCATGTTGAATCAGATAAACCTGTTTTCCATGCTGCTTTGCTGACGGGGACATATTCACCTTCAACATGAGATAAATTCGCTGGTGCGGCTGGTTGAAAATAGCCAGTTGCATCAAGACAGGCTTTCATTGTTGCTTCTGCTACGACGCGAGCAAGCTGGACGATGCCGTCGTTGATCTGAATTTTGGGTGTGGAAGGATGGGTAACAAGCGGTTGTACTTTACCTGTTTCCAGCTCACGCCAGCGCTTAACTACTTTATACCGGTCGTGGGCGCTATAACCAGTTACAAGCGTTGTGGAAAGGTCCTGATCGAGTAGTATTTCATCAATGACTTCGCGACCATTATAGACCTTCCTTTTGACTAAAAAGTCTTTATTTTCATGATGGTACATTTCTGTACTATGAAAACCTAACTGCTCAAGAAGTGCTTTAATATCGCGCACGACTATTTTATGTTCTTTGCCGGTAAGTTCTGCAATCTCGCGACTGCTCATCATCGGTTGCTTACCAGTGCCTGCTAGTGTTAAAGTTGTTTCGAACATTGAAGTATTCTCCATTCAATAAAAGATGCGCTGGTAGCTGCAACTATCAGCGCGTTTTATTTATTCATCCCACGGCTTGTTTGCAGCTTCCCTTGCAGCCTGCTGCGCAAAATAAATCAATTCAAAAGCTAACTGCTCTCCTTTTTCCAGCGAACTGAGAAGCCTTGCTGTTTCCAGCATGTCCGCGATATACCCGAAAATATCTGCCTGATGTAACTGCGTGATCTGAATAGCCATAGCGTTAACCTTGTTTTGTACTCATTGTGAGGACTTTATTAGTACTCACAATGAGGCTTGAAGTCAACATGTTTGTGAGGCATGTTGTTCTCACACTTTCAAGGGATCATATATGAGCAAAAGAGACGACCCGCAGTTGAGGGTACGCATACCAGAATTGCTAAAAGAGGCTTTGGAGAAGAAAGCACGGGCTAATAAGAGAACACTGACCTCTGAGATCGTTAGCCGGTTGGAATCTACTATTCTTCAGGACAAATTACTTCATACATCTAGGGGGTTTGAGGAAGCTGCTGATGAGATTCTCATACTCAGGGATCTTCTCGAGAAACTTAAGACAACGTACCATCGAGAGTATCAGGTCGAATGGGTTTATGAAAACAAATACGAGCTTATTGAAGTGATGGAAAAACTTAAGAAGTTGCTAAATCCTGAGAATGAATAGTGGATTCATCCTCTAAACTTTTACGTAACCGCCGGGTGATTTCGGCGGTTAGTGTTCTGTCGTTTTCTCTGGAAATTTTTTCCAGTGTGTCTTTCAAGTCTTGCGGGATGCGTACCCGCAATTGTGGGTCATCACGTTTACTCACAATATCCCCTCCAGATTTTTGCTATCTAATACCACCACGGTAAAGCCTAGCTTTCGCAGACGTTCATGCTCGCGCAACTGGTCAGGCCGTGGTGGCTTGCCTGGCGCTTTGCATTCGACAAAGACGATGCGACCGCCGGGTAGCAGGACAATGCGATCCGGTACCGAGCGGCGAGCGGGTGACACGAACTTAAAGGCGACCCCGCCAGCCTTTTTCACTTCGGCGACGAGGTGCTTTTCGATTAGGTTTTCACGTTCATAGGCCATTAGCTTTCGCCTTCCTGCTTTTTGCGTTTCTTCATGCAGATAGCGCAGTTCTCAGGATGGTCATGCCATTCATCAATCCTGATACCTATGAACATCCATTTTCCGCATAGTGATATGGCTTCCCCCGAATTAAAGAAATGTGCTTTTTTTGACAGAGCGGGGAACCCCCAACCCTTATTATCGATATTAGACATCGTCCACCTCCTTACGCTTTTCGCGCATGTTCTGCATCAGACAAAAATCAAACCGACGTTCGCTTTGGCCCAGACCTGCATCGCCCGGTCGTACCCGCCGGACTGTTCAAGGTGCAAAGCCTCCCGCACAGTCCGGTAATAAAGCGGACTGTCCCGGTATTTAAATGACATAGGGTTTTTATTCCCAAATAAAAAACCCCGCGATGCAGGGTTGTAATCAACAATAAGGGGTAATTACGAGGAAGCGTTAGCTATTTGAGCTTGTGTAAATTCGAAACCAGAATTTTGTAACCGTTGCACTAGACGAGGAACTGTTTCACGTACATGGTCGTTGAAATTCAGATACAAAATCCCGTTAGCATCAGAAGGCTGTTCTAGATGCTGTTTCTGAAGGATTGCTACATTGCTGCGCCCTAAGGACGAAAGAAGCATACCCATCTCGAGTACAACGTTCTGTCTTGCGCGGGGTTGGATTTCTGCTTCACCGGCGCGCTTTGAGTATCCCATATCATCAGGTGTCAAAAGAACAATCCCGAAACGGGTAGCAGTTTGTCCTTGCCCAATTTCACGTTCAAGCTCTTCAATAATGGTGAGTCCAGTCCCTCCCGTATTCTGCAAAATGAAATGGTCTGGTAATCCAAGTTTATGAAGGATTAGCTCAAGTTGCTCCTTTGCAGTATGGTCATGGCCGTGAACAATGAATATCTTTTTGGGGAGCTCAGATGGCTGTTCTACGGCTAGTGGTGTTGCCGTGGGCGGCGTTCCTAAATGGGTCATTATTGCAGTTTCAACATTGGGACGTTCTTGAGGGTTACCTTGAAACTGAATGGTCCGGGTGGTGTAAAGGTTAACAATTACGCCATTCGTTAAACGATAGCAGTCACAAGTCTCACGCTGTTCGTGGGAAAAATTGGTGAACCCACACTCCCTCAAAAAGTCAGGAAAAGATTCTCTCGGGTATGGATAGGTGATCGGCATTTCAGTTAGTTCCTGCATAAGTATTGTTCCTTTAATTTACTCGAATTCAGCATGTCGCCATAGCTCGATAAGGTGAGTTATATCAATCTTTTTTGTAGTGGTACGCCTCAAAACCGCCAGCGTTCAGTGGGATATCGGGCGCCCATTCGGGGTCAGTGGAGAGAAGCGCGGAAAGCGCTTTATCGTTGAAATCTTCTGTGTCAGGTGCTTCGGTGATCACCTCGTCGTGTACCGTCAGCACAATGCTGTAACCGGCATCTTCGATAAGCGGCATGTTTCCGGCCAGAATGTCGCGGGCGGCCGCCTGGGTGATGTTCTCCACCAGCTTTCCACCGTAGGTTTTGAGTCGTTGCCATTTACGCGAATAAGAGTTAACCCCCATGTAGGTGATATTCCCTTTTTCGATAACCGGAGACGGGTAGCATACAGCGCGTCCTGATGGTAGCTGTATGCGCAGCCACGCGCCATCGCGGCGGATTTTAAGATAACCGCAATACAATGTTTTTTGCGGTGTGGCGATTGCAGTGCGGACGGTGCGCTCCAGTTCGTACCAGAAATCACAGGTCGCGGGATGCGCCCGGCGCCAGAGACGTTTAAGTGAGTCGCAGGCGATAAATACCCGTTCAGAAAGCCCGTAGGTTGACTTGCGTTTAACCGATTCGTCGTACCAGCTTTTCGCCTCGCGGATAACATCGCGGGGAATGTTTGGTAGTGCGGCGTTCGCCAGCTCGTCGAGATCGAGACCGTAAACCAGTGCAAAAGTGATGAAGGCCGACACACCACCACCATAACCCAGACCGAGTTCCATGACTTTACCGATCTGACGCATGTGTTTATCAACATCATCTGGTGCAATATCGAAAGCTTTTGCATACGCCAGTTTATATAAGTCCGGACCCGTTCCGGCGTCGTACTCTCTGAATGCATTCAGTTTCCATTCTTCTCCCGCCAGCCATGCCAGCATACGGCCTTCAATGTTCGACAAGTCACTTACCACCAGCTTTTTGCCTGTTGGCGCGATAATGCAGCCACGTAACGCTGAACTGGTTAGTTCCATGATATTGTCAAACAGCAGGTCTGCACATCCGGCTTTCAGTGCTTCGATGCCTTCGTCTATTTGTTCCTGTTTTAGTGAAGGGCGGGGAAGGTTCTGGGGCTGGAATAGCCGTCCGGCCCAACGACCGGTACGTGACGCCCCGCAGAACTGTAGCGTACCGCGTAAGCGCCCGTCGTGGCTTACGCCTTTCATCAGTGCCTTGTATTTACTGGTGCTGGTAGTACTGGCCTGCAGGCGGATAGCCAGCAGTTCTTTCACGGCAGATGGTAAATCGGGGTCGGCAATACGACGTTCCAGAGTACTGCGTTGCATGTCTGGTAGCTCCACACCGTAGGATTCAACAATGTGCTTAATCAACGCGTCTCGTTGTGTGGCTGCCTGCACTTCGCCATCAGTCATTTCCTGTGTACGCTTTGCCAGGCGCTTTTGTTCCTGGTCTACCGCGTCGATCGCAGCGCGTGCGAGTTCCACGTCCATGCAGACGCCCCGGTCATTGATCTGCTGATCACGATGCCAGAGCGCCAGTTCTGTCCCCTGATAATTCCACTTCGGCAGACGTTTATAGACTTCGCGCATTGCCTCGATATCCAGTCCGGCGTAAGCAACAAAGCGCCGCCATTCTTCCGGGTGGGTTTTGCTGGTGGCCCGGCGCAGTTTGCTGTTTTTCGGGCGTGGCTTACAGAACAGCTGGATCAGCGCTTTACCTTCTTTGTCCTTCGCTTTGTCTTGCGGGACGCCTAGTACTTCGCAGAGTTCCCCCAGAGACCCCGGGAGACCGTGCGCCAGCGCCTGCACCATCGTGTCGCGCCAACGTTCGACTGGCGGTGCCAGTCGCGGTATTGCATAACGCAGAACGGTGCGGTCGAAGTGAGAGTTATGGAAATAAAGCAGGGTTTCAGGGTCTGCGATTGCTTCGTATAAGCCGTGTGGAATACCACCACCGGCAGTGATATCCCACACGTTTACTGGCCCGTCGTTGATAGCCCATGCGAAAAGCATCACTTCAACGCCTTCGGCATACGCATGGGTGCCATTATTGATAGGTATTTCACAGAAAGTTTCCAGGTCGCCCCATAGTATATTGGACATTGTATTTACTCCGAAGAATTAGCTACATGGATACGAAAGATATTATCTCACTTGTTGGAGTCATAATTTCAGCCATAACTGCACCAGTCGGTGTTTATAAGTTATTTAAAGATGCTAGTTGGTTTTTACCGAAAACAACAAAATTCTCGCATATTCTGAAGAATTATCCGGAGCATATTGAGCCTTCTGATGTAGAGTTTATGAAGGCAGAAATCAAAAGAGAAGTTAAAAAAAGTATATTAGGTATAAGTAGCCAGAAATTAAGAACGTTAGTTATTTATGTCAGAACGTATTCTGAATTGAAAATGCCGTTTTGGCAGTGGGGTTATTTAGCACCCCATATTCAGTGTAAATACGATAGATTCTTTATACGCTACAAAGGTAAATACAAACGATGTCGCTGGTGTTCTAAAGTTGTTTCTATCTTTTATTTGGCTGATGGCTTGATATTTTTCTGTTGGTCGTTAAATTATGGCGCTGTTTTTATAGGAATGGGCGCTGTTTTAATGTTGCTGTGTATATGGATGGCTTTTATGTTTTGGTTTCTTTTTCCGGGACGAGGCGTTATAAAGAAGTATAATTCCCAATTATTGAAAATAGATGCAAGTAAGTATCAGGCCAAATGATATTACAGGTCTGATACTTTGCTTTTTTAAATCAGTGTTTTCAGACAAAACGAAGTCCTCCGTAAATTAAACGGTGATAAAAAGCCCCTGGCTGAGCAGGGGCGAACTGAAGGATTAACGAGGTAAAGTGGGTGGGATATATCTGCCGATGCGGTCTTCTATGGTCGGCAGAATGCACATGCTGTCGCTGAAGCGGTCATGCAACTGGTAAACCAGTTTCGAATCCATTTTTTCGAGAGCAGGCATTAACTGCGCCCGCCAGATTTCATTGATGCGCCGGAAGTTATGACAGACGGCGCGGAGATTGTTGATGAACATCTCCTTCTCTGCGTCACTGACTGCTGTCTGCGCCTTCTGAATGCGTTTCGTGCTGCCGTTCCGGTAGAAGCGTTCCTGAGCAGCGACAGCCTCATCCACAGTCGGATAGCACCCGACGTAAACGCTTTTCTCTCCGTCCCATGCGTAAGCTCTGTACGGGTTGTATTTGCTCCGGTGATGGTAAACCATCTTCGGCAGACACTCCCTGTGTGGCGCCAGTATCGTGGAGGATTGCTGGTGCAGTTTGCGTTCGCACTCGATGAAGTATCGGCGGATCTGGCGGCCTTTTTCGTTGCGCTCCACCATCGCCAGTTCTTTGGCTGTATCGAGAGTGAGGTGGTAGTCCTTACAAAGAACATTTTTACGCTTTCCAGTTTTGGAAAACGTTACGATATAATCCTGATTTTCAACGAATTCATAGTCTGCAATTCGTGATGTAATCCACGCTGCAAACACTTTCCCTACCCCAAGGAATGCGTGCAGATCGCGAGCATTGCAGAGCAGGGTGGTTTCGTTGGCGATAGCGCCGTTGAAAACGGGGATGAGTTGAGTTGCCATCACAGTTACCTCTAACGGTGAAATTCACCGCCACCACTGAGTTGCAAATCTCATATGGGTGGCGAACTGACGAGGTTTGCAATACCGGCGTTAGAGGAAACCGGCGCGCCGAAGCGCCCCCGCCAGCCCGCCATAATGCGAACGTGGCAAAGCTTGCGACAATAAAAAAGACGCTGCGCGTCTGGTGTCGCCCCTAACAATTCCGGGTTGCAAATCCCGATCTCCATTTGGGAGATTCGGTGAGCATAAACCGGAAGGGGGCGATGAGTCAATATCGGGGTAGCAGGGCGACTGGGTGCTAACCAGAACAATACAGGTAGCTCCGGGCATATTCCCCTTTGCAAAAACACCCGGCGTTTAACCGGGCGTCTGTGAAGCAGGATTAAATCAGTGCTTCAGCATCAGTACCTTCGCTGATATCGTCGAAATCGTCAGCGCTTGCCACTCCGCCGCCAGCAAATGCATCGCCGTCTCGCAGGAACTGGACTCCGCCGAGTGAGGCATTAATGCGTTTACCGAAATTATTGTCCTGTGCCCAGATATCGATAACGGCGTTTACATAGCACCCTGCATAGGGACGTCCATCAGCCTGAATCAGTGGCGAACGATCGCGATCAAGAACGGCCGGGCGCGCTTTGTTAGCAGCATTCAGGAAGAAATTGCCGGGAAAGCCTTCATACTCTGCTTTTTCATCACCATCATGCAGGCACAGATTGAGTTTTTTCTCCAGCTGGTTATAAATGGACTCCCACTTCTCCCCCCATTTTTCCTTCGCTACCTGCTTCATAGCTTTACGGATTTCTTCCAGTTGTGGGTGTTTGGGAGACATTAAAAATACTGCGGAGAAACGCGGATCGCCTTCGCCGTTTACAGTTTTAGCTTCAAACAGAGCAGGAAAAGCTAATCTCACGTTATTTAATTTAATCTTCATGAAAGTCTCCTTTAATCAGATGAGGTCTGCGGCGAGCGTATCGTCGGATACGTCGTCGAAATCATTTACAGGGTTGATATTGAGTGCGGGGCGTGGGTCCGACTCGGGAACGACGGTTGGTTTACCATCAGCTCGTGTTATCAGTGCCTCGACTTTTGACCAACGGCGCGGACTGGCCTTTTTGATAAGTTTTTCGGCTTTGGTTGGGTTAATCAGCTTAAGATCGAAAACCTCCTCGGTTTTATAACGGAACTGGTCTTTCAGCAGCGCGCGGGCGGCTTCTTCATCACTCCAGGCCCGGTTACCTTGTTTTCCTGTTACCAGTTTAAACCCCGGTACCGGATGTCCGGCATTGAGTTCATTGTGAACCCGGTCCCGTACTGCCTTTAGCCAGGATTCAATAAAGTCGGCCTGACTATAGATCTCCGCAAGCTGCTCAATGGTTAACAGAGGTACACGTGCGCTGGCATTGGTGATGATTTCGCTGACAGGCTTTGTCAGATCTTCAAAATCGCTGGCCGCTGTTTGTAAATGCTGCATTTTCTGGGCAGTGCAAATAGCTTTTGCTTTACAGAAGCGGCACTGTTTTTCTCCAGGTATGAAGTTTTCCAGCGGTAGTGTCTCAATGCCTTCGCATTCAGCAATATTGAGAACAAGGATCGCACTGGTTGCGGCCTCCAGTGCCCGTTCACCGAAAGACTGAAGCTCCTGTACGGTTAAAGACCATTCTGAAACGTGGTTGAGCCTTGGCTGGTGAATAAATAATCTTACAGTCTCAAAGTCATACAGCATGCTGAATTGTTCGAGAGCACCCAGAGCATACAGTTGTAGTTGCTCATTTTGTTCTGCATCAATGCGGACGCCTTTGCCATATTTCAGGTCGTGGATTTGTAATTCGTTACCAGCGATGATTATGCCGTCGGCAGTTCCGAAAGATTCTTCCACCCCCGTTATATGTGAGAAATCAACACGTTGTTCAACCAATAGTTCATTATTCTGTGCAAGAGTCCAGACCGTATCAACATACCGGCCAACGGCTTCGACCATTTCATCATCCACCTGTGGGCCAGATGTATCATCAGGATTTTCGCGAAGGGGGTATGAGCCGAGAAACATAGAAACATTGCATCCGGCGTAGTGTTCCGGGTGGCTTTGCCTGTTTCGTAGAACTTTTTCAGCAAGCGCGTGCGCTGCAGTGCCCTCGATTGCAAAAGTTGTTTCTTTATCCGGTTGTGTGGCCTCCAGCGCCAGACTACCCGCACACCTTAGCCAACGATGTGCAGATGATGGTGATAATCGTGCATGAACATCAGGCATTCATGATCTCCTGAATGTGTTTTCGCCGCGCAGCTGCTGCGAGTTGTTTGGTGGGGAAATGACCGAGAGATTTGAATTTGCCGTTTAATCGTCCGTAGGCCTGCCACGGGTTTTTCTTACCTTCGCTGAACCGAACGCCAACCACTCCAGATTTATTTTTTCTGGTGTGAGAGTTAGCCCTGTTTTGTGAAAGAGAGGCCCAGCGAAGATTTACCGCCCGGTTGTCATCTCGACGACCGTTAATGTGGTCAACTTCAGGGGCAGATCCGGGAATAAATGCAGCGGCAACGAGACGGTGTATTTTGACGGTTACCTTTTTACCCGCTTTCCATAAGTCGGTGATGAGATATCCGTCTGCGTCATAGCGTGGTTTTAGTGACTTACCTTTAATGGGATAGGTGCAGCCAGAACCTTTGTTTAATACAGTTCTGTCGAGGCTTCTCAGGTTGCCAGCGTCTGAAATCTGGTAAATTCCTTCAAAGCCTGAAATATCCTTCCAGGCTTCCGGCATGATTAACCCTCCAGTGCTTTTTCAGCCAGGGTGATTACTTCAGCGAGATTTTCATCTGTTACTTCACCAAGTTTCCTGGCTCCCTGTTTTTCCAGAATTGCAATAGCTTCTGCCCGGTAACCCCCTTTTGCTAACTGGAGGATCAACCCTTCAGCTTGTTTGCGTAGTGCCGCGAAATCAATTGTATGGTCATCTTTGGCGTTATTATTCTGGCTGGAATTTGCTGCGTCTCTGCGTGCAAATTCTTCCTGCAGCTGAAGGTACTCAACACGGTTGATCTCGATATGGCCTTTTTTCAGCATCTCGTTCAACTTGCGTAAGGTGTGGAGTTCACTGGCTGCTGTGCCGGATACATTTTTGACGTAAAACGGCCCCGTGCGTTCTCCATCTTTGTTACTGGCCTTTTTCGGCTTAACTTCATCACGCCCATCTGCAGGTGCATCAAGTAGCTGCTCGGCAAAAGCACGTCGCTCGCCGATGGTTGGCAGGTCGTCCCAGAACTTAAGAATGTTACGGGACAGGTCCAGGAGAGCAGGTTTAAGCAGCGCCCTGGCTCGTTTGACGCCCTGTAATGCGCTGTCGAGAGCATCAATCTGAACTACTCGTTTATCGCCTTCAGCATCACGGTAGGCAACAGCACGTTGCAGCATGTCTTCTGTGATAGGGGTGGCTACCGGGTAGAAACCAGCCAGTGCGATAACGTCGCTGAACTCCAGATCATCCAGTGTCATTGCCGCTGACATATTTTCAGTTTCAGTTGCTGTATCCCGACATTCCTGCACTCGTGAAATCGTGTCAGGATGCATAACAATACCTGATGCCATTGTGCGGATAAGACGTTCAAGCAGCGCATTATGTTGTGCCAGAAGTTGATTATTAAGTTCGAGACTGGTTTCTAAACTCATACTGTGGTCCTCGCTACAAGGAGAATGAAAGTGATGATCAGACCGAGCGCAGTGGCAACGGCCAGACCGGTCATCAAATCGAAGTTTTTACGGCGATAACGGAGAACATCGCGCCCCGTCAGTCGATAGAGGTGTTCAGGTTTCAT